ACGCAGGTCCACGTCCTCACCGTGCAGGATGCCTCGCAGGGACACACGGCCGACAACGTGGTGCTGTCGTTGGCCCTCACCCTGGTGGTCGCTGACGCTCTCCAGGCCCAGAGCGTGGACAGCCCGTCACTGACCCAGGCGCACGTTCTCGGAGTGCCCGACACCGTACAGGGACAAACGGCTGACGCTCCCGTACTTACGCAGGTGCACAACCTCGTCGTGCAGGACGCGACTCACGCACACACTGCCGAGTCACCGACGTTGTTGCTATTCGGCATCGCATATCTCCTGATCACCGAATCGGGACCGATTCCGCTGACGCTAGACGGTGTATTCGACGGAACGATCGTCGCCCCGGTGGCGCTCGAATCGATTGCGTGACATTAACTCGCGGAATCCTTCCGCTGTCAGAATTGAATCGATTCCTTGTTCCCGAAAGGCGTACCCATGGTTGACTTTCATGACCGGCGTGATGCCATCGGATCTGGCGATTTCAATAACCCGCGCGGAACGTTCTCCCTGACCACACACGGAGATGTCGAAGCCAGCGTGTGGGCCGTTCGGGACGCTTCCCGGCCGAACCGCAAGGACGTGCACGACTACTACCGGGGCCAGAAGGACACCGCGACCTGGCACGAAGCCAACCGGCTGGCACAGCGGAGAGCCGCGCACCAGGGCCGAGTGGACGGCTTCGAGACGCTGGCCGACTACGCCGACGCCTACCAGGGCCACCTCGTCCGCGTGATGTCCGGCAAGGGACCAGATCTCGCCGACGAGCGAGGAGAACTCGTACACAGGCAGGCTGGCTATGGCAGAACGTAACCTCAACTTCTTCCACGGGACTGTCCACGACATCGGTGTCGGGAGGCACGTCCTGCCCGCGAACAAGGCCGGACGTACCAACTACAAGGATCACGGGTACGCAGGACAGAAGTCGTCGCAGTACGCCTTCGCCACCGAAGACGAGAACATCGCCTGGGACTTCGCTACTCGCTCTGAGCAGAAGCGGCGATTCTCTGCGCACGCCCAGGACCGGCCGAACCCACCGAACGACCGTGCACGCGTCTATGAGGTCTCTCCGGCACCGTTGATGCGACGAGGCGTTTTCCACTCCGAGCATCCCCTTCATAACTCGGCCGAAATGGACGACACGAAGGAATGGATCTCCTCGAAGTACCGCACCAAGCGGGCGATCGACATCATGCCGGGGCGGCAGGGAACGTTCCCGAACATCAACTGGAATCAGTTCTCGGCGATTCATACCTACTCCGACGCGAACCACCCGACTGACACCGAGGTGGAGTTCGGGCACGGCAACTACCACGGAGACCCCCACTTCTACGACGAGAAGAAGAAGGAACCCAAGGTCACCGAGGGACAACTCGACCTGTACTCCGGAAAGACGGTCGGACACCACGCGGAGGAAGACGAAAACGCGCTGGGTGACTACCACCGGGACAACCTGTTCGGCCAACTCTGAATCCGATTCGCAAGTGATTCTCAAATAGGATTAGCCATATGTCGATGAACTTCGCAAGCCCCTCGATGCGGGCCGCAGGCCAGGACCTGACGGTTTCCATCTCGCCACTGGGGCTGGTCGAACTCTCCGATGAGGAGTTCGAGGTTCATGGTCCTCGCCTCAATCGGTACGCGCAAAACTGGGCCTTCTACTTGGGCCACCACTGGGCATACCGTCGCGAACACGGCGAACCACAACTGACATTCAACTACGTCCGCGCGTTCTCCGACTTCATCACCAACTTCACGTTCGCCCGTGGTGCGCACTTCAAGGCCCCCGACCAGACCGAGGCGATCGTTCCGGCTCTGCTGAAGCGGGTCTGGGAGGTCGACAACAACAAGGAGTCGATCCTCTGGGAGATGGGCCAGCAGGGCGGTGTGTCCGGCGACTGCTTCGTGAAGGTTGCCTGGGATCCCGAGTACGTCGATCCGGCCGGACAGTTTCATCCCGGCCGAGTTCGGATCCTCCCTCTGAACTCGGCGTACTGCTTCCCTGAGTGGCACCCGCACGACCGCGAGCGGATGATCCGGTTCAAGTTGAAGTACCGCTTCTGGGGCACCGCTCCGGAGGGCACTCGGCAGGTCTACACCTACACCGAGATCCTGACCGAGGAGACGATCGAGGAATACGTCAACGACGAGTTGATCGACCAGCGGCCGAACCCGCTCGGTGTGATCCCTGTCGTGCACATCCCGAACGTCCGGGTGTCCGGCTCGCCGTGGGGCCTGTCCGACATCAGCGACATCATCGGCCTGAACCGCGAGTACAACGAGAAGTCGCTCGAAGTCAGCGACATCATCAACTACCACGCCGCTCCGGTGACGATCATCACGGGTGCCAAGGCTTCGAACCTGGAGAAGGGTCCGAAGAAGGTCTGGAGCCTTCCGCAGAAGGAAGCCACCGCGTTCAACCTGGAGGGCGGAACTGCCGCCATTCCGGCCGCGCTGGAGTACCTCGAAGGCATCAAGCGGGCCATGCACGAAATGACCGGTGTGCCTGAAAGCGCGCTCGGTCAGATGCAGCCGATCTCCAACACGTCCGGTGTCGCACTGGCCATTCAGTACCAGCCGATGATGCAGCGGTACAACACCAAGAAGATGACGTACACCGTCGGTCTGCAGAAGATCAACGAGTACGTCCTCCGCACGCTGTTCTTCTTCGACCCGGAAACGCTGATCTACGACCCGAACACCGAGGGCATTCTTGAGGAAGGCCAGCCGCCTGTTCTCGACCCTCGCGACCCAATCATCTACCAGTCCTACGTTCATTGGCCGCCACCGCTGCCGGTTGACGCGCTGGTCAAGTTGAACGAGATCCAGGTGAAGATGGCCCTGGGTCTGGAGTCGAAGCGTGGTGCTCTTGCGGAACTCGGAACCGAATTCCCCGACGAGAAGATTCAGGAGATCTTCGAGGAATTGGTTCAGGATGCAAAGGAGCAGGGCGCTCTCGATATGATCAAGGCAAAGGTCAGCGCCGCAATCATGGCGACAACCGGGGTCATTCCCGGCGAGCAGCCTATGCCGGTAGACAGTGGAACTAACAATTCCACAAGCACTTCCGGCGATAATGGTGCTGATGGATCAACCGGACCTAGTTTCCAGGTAGATCCGATGACGAATCAGATGATTTCAGACCTCGTGACACAGGCCTACGGCACTAAGTCGCCGCAGCGCCGAAACCCGGACAACGAATCCTGACAGGAGCCGTGTAACGCATGACGCTGGACATGCACGAAAGCAAGTACCGTCGATTCTTCGAGCCGGTTGGCTACCGGAAGGACGGTCGCCCGATCTTCCCGATTGCGGGAGGGGACGGATCGACCCCGCCACCGGATGCCCCGCAGACCACCCCATCCACTCCGGAACCCCGCTTCACCGAGGCTGACCTCGCGCGGGTACGGCAGGAGGAGAAGGACAAGGTCTACGGCCGACTGGACCAGGAGCGTCAGAGCCGCGAGGCACTGGAGCGCCAGGTTGCTGATCTTCTGAAGAGCCAGCAGGACCGTGAGGCTGCCGAGGCAGCCGCTCGCCAGCAGGCCGAGGAGGAGGCTCGTCGCAAGGCGGAAGAGGAACTGAGCGCCAAGGACCTACTGGCCCAGCGCGAGCAGGAGTTCAACTCCCGGCTTGCCGACGCCACGCAGACCTGGGAGCAGAAGTTCCAGCAGATGCAGCAGGAGCGCGAGCAGGAGCGGGCGCTTCTGGAGAAGGACAAGGAGTTGGCCAACCTGCAGGCGTACACGCAGCGGCGTGTGACCGAGGAGGCCGACAACATCGCTCCGCAGTTGCTGGAGTTCGTCACCGGCAACTCGACAGCCGAGATCGACGCGAGCATCGAGCGGGTCAAGGCGAAGAGCAACGAAATCGCACTGGCAGCAGCAGAGGCCATCCAGGCGCAGCAGCAGACGCAGCGTCGGGGTGTATCGCCCACCGGCTACGCACCGACCGGCCCCATGGAGATCCAGGGCGGTCAGCGGCAGTACTCGGCAGAAGACATCAAGAACATGTCGATGCAGGAGTACGCGGAGTTCCGGGCGAAGGCACTCGGCGGCATCGCCCAGGCGAACAACCAGCGGGGTCTGTACGGCTAAGTAGCCG